TAGTGTGGAACTTGTTGTTTCGTTTGCCATTTTATTTTGTCCTTGTTATTTATTTGTTAAGTTAATTTGAGTAGGTTTTGAATCTCGTTCTTTGCGATATTTTGCATATTTAGCACGATCATCAGCATTACTCATGTTTAAATCCTGAATATTGAAAGGTTTTACAGTTTTACCCTCAACACTACTCTGGCTTCCTGAACCAGACAAAGACCCTTGACGGAAATGTGGGTTAGCATCTAAAAACTCTTTAACTCTATCTTCTATTGTTAATAGTTCTCCTTTTGTGTTGTATCTTATATTAGAATTATTATCAACTATTTCTATTCTACCATCATCATTATATTTTACTTCATCTTTAAGTAAAGATACGACTTGTCCAGCATTAATTGCTTTATTTTCATTAGCAATAGATAGGATTGAATTATCAACTTTTTCTTTTTTAATCTGATTTTTATATTTATTAACTTCTTCATTTTTTTCAGACAATCTATCTTGCATAATCTTTTCAATATCAGCTTTAGATTTTGCTTCTTTTAATTGCTGTTCTTTTATGATTTCAGATTTATGAGATTCTTCTTCTTGAAGTTTCTTATCATGCTTTCTTTGTTCAGCATCTAATCTTGTTTTAATTATGTTATCTAATTGTTCTTGTGTAAAAGTTTGTTGTTTTGGTGCTTCTACTTTTACTTCTTCTTTTGGTGCTTCTGTTTGTTCGTTTGTCGGTTGAACTACCTCTGTTTCTTTCGTCATTAAGACTCCTTATTAGTTTATATTATTAGTTCTCCAGCTTTATTATACCAATCAGGATTGACATAACTCCATTGGTGTCGGCAATTATAACCCCCACGAACTATTAAAGGATTACCAGACTTTTTACCTTTCCAACTTGTGCTTGACCAAATATTATTAACTTCGTCAATAGTGAAAAGCCCACCTTGTCTTTTGTTATATACTCCACTTACTACACTTCTACACAACTGTCTAGTCGTTGGAATAATATCTCCATAGTATTTAACATAAGTTAAACCAGCATCATTTGACTTATTAAAGTTTAAAGTTGCGTCAAAATCCCTTAAAGAGTCGTTTAATATCTGTCCAGCATATCGTTTCATGTTCTCTCCAGTACGATCTCTAGCAAATTTAGATTGTAATATTTGTGTATCTTTTCCTATTTTATTTTCAATTTCTTCAACTTTTCGTTGAATATATTTTGGAACATTTTTATTTTGATCTCTATATGGAAATAATAATTCATTAATTTCATCATTTCCTTTTTTTACTTTAGAAACTAATTTATTAATTGCTGGGTCATCTGAACTAGCATAGATTCCATTGATTGTTTGTCTTAATTCTTTTTGTAATACTGTAAAATCTGAACCTATTAATGTATTCTGATAAACCTTTTCTGATAATCGTCTTGTAAATGTATTTGAAACATCTTTAAACTGTGTAAAGTATTGTTGTTTTAAATTTTGGATTAATGCTTTATCTCCTTTAGTCAGTTCTTGAAAAGCTGGTGGTATATTACCTATTCGTTTAAATGTTTTCTCAATTCTTTTAGCTTGTTTATTAAATCCTTTTCTAACAACTGTATCTGACCATGCTAAATATTCTCTTTCAATAATAGCTTTAATCTGTGGTCTAATAGCAATAGCAGCTTGTAGTTCTATTAACTTTCCATCTGTTAAAGGTAATTTTCCAGCAAGTGATACTACTTCTTGCTCTATCTTGTCTAATGTTTTGATTAATGTTTTATAAAATTCTGCTTCAGCAAGTTCTATTTGTTTAATACGATATATTGTTGAATCTTTTATTATATCTGACATTCATTAAATTTGTTCTTGTTCTATTGCTTGATCTTCTTGTACTACTTCGTCTTGTGTAAATTCTCCAACTTCTGATTTAATATCTATTTCTTCAAATATCTCATTTAGTTTTTCATCATCATCTATTACTGCTCTAGCTATTTCTTTATCAACTTCTTTATTAAAAGTAGGAGAACCAATGTTTAATGCTTTTGCTTGTTGGTAGTACATAAGATCAGCAGCATAATCTCTAATGTTAAATGAATCAGGATAATTAATTTCTCCTTCAAATTTAGTATTTTGAAATAAAGCATATAGATTAAATAATTGTTCTTCTGCTATCTGTAAGTTATCAGCTTTTTCAGATAGTCTAGCATTAAGTAATTCAAATTCTGTTTGTAAAGCTACACCTGAACTAATTCCTGTCTTGGTACTTCTTATTGCACCTGTATGTGCAATTCTATTTATAGCATCAACTTTATGTTTAACTGATTCCATAATAGCTTGTAAGTTCTGGCCAGAGGGTTGTAGTAAATAAGGTTTTAAATTTGGTTCTAATTCATCAGGCATTTCTATAACTGCACCAGCACCAGCACTTGCATTAACACTAGGAGTTTTAACTAATGATGGGTGGTTCGTTAATCTGATTAATTGTTCCATTTCAGAGTATTCATTGTAAATAGACTTTTGTAAATCAGCTATATCTGTTAAGTCTGATTGACCAATCCCTCTCTTGTGCGATTTGGAATTGTATAAAATAACTGCTGGTATCTTGCCAATCAGGTTTTTGGCAGTATCTATTAATCTAGGCTCTGAATCTTTTGGAAGATATACTGTATCAATCCTATCAGGAAACCATAGACGAAAATACTGTCCTTCTTGTCTATCTACTTCTTCTCTTATTTTTAGATAGTCAAGTTCATACCTACCATTTGCTTGTCTGGAATAATTCCAATCAAATACATTTTCAGGTGTAACGATTGATAAGTATGGTCTTATATTTTTTTCTAATTCTTCTGCTTGTGTGTTAGTCGTAATATTCGGTTTATCTAAAACCAAAAAACAATGGCCATAGATAGATGAATAGTTTTGTGCTTGTCTTATTACTGTGTTTAAGTTGTTACCTTCTAAATCTGCATCTTTTAAAAATGAATCTAAACTAGCTTCATCTTGCATATCTGCAAAATCTCTACTTGGTCTAACTCTAAATAAAAATGATGAATATATTTGAATAATATTTTTACAATGATTGTCGCATGGAGTGTTACCAAGTCTTTGATTAAATTCTGAATCTAATTCTAAATTATATTTGTTAAGATATTTTCCTAACTTGTAATCATAACCACCATTATATGATCTAATAAAATATTCCCAATTTGAAACTGTTTCTTTATAGTCTTTGTGAGTATCTGATATTAAATCTCTTGTGTATGCCATATTATTTCATTATCCATCTTGTAGGAGAGGAATAAATAGCCTGTGTAGTCAATGGTTTTATATAATCAATCATATACCCTAAAGCATCATTCATGTGATCGAATCCATCTTCCTTATCAGGAATATTTGTATTCTCCTTGTATATTTGTCTTTGTAAACCTTTTATCAATGTTTTGCAAGAATGTGAAACAAAAATATGCCTTACTCCATTAGAATCTTTGAGTTTTGAATTTACTGCATTGACTCTATCTCGTATCGCTGGGTGTCTATTTTTAACTTTAACTTTAAATCCACCATTCTGTAAAATAGATAAATCAGTTCTTCCACCAGCAGATGTTTTTCTTTGTCTTGAAGCTGGGTCAGGATAAATAAATATAGGAAGTTTAGTTCCATATCTATCTCTTATTTCTTGCACCATTTCATCAGTATTACTTGAATAAATAACTATTTCATCTAAAAAATAAATTTTATCTTTTTCTATTTGGGCAACACAAGCTGACATTGGGTCAACATTAAAGTCCATTCCTATATGTAAAGGTTTTTTCCAATCAATTTGTTTTTTAATAACATTCTCAACTGGGTGGAAATTATAATAAACAGAACCAGCATAGTTCTCAAATGTACCTTCAAACTCTTGTCTAAAAGTTCTTATATCAATGTCTTGTTTAGCTTGTTCTATTTCCTCTGGTGTAACCATTCCACCTTGAACAGTTGTAAATTGGAAACTATCCCATTCCTTATCTTGCTTTCCTTTAAGATACATTTCATAAGACCAATTACCATAGCCTTTAGGAGTTCCACACATTAAAACTTTTCCTAATGTATCAGAAACAGAAGCCCTTAATACTTCAAACCAAGCCCTTTTATCTATATCTGCAAATTCATCTAATATAAGAAAGTTTAATCCACTACCTCTTAAACTATCATAATTATCAGCACCTTTTAATGAGATTGTACTATTGGATTTTCTTAATCTAATAGTCATAGTAGTTTCGTTAATATCTTCTATCCAATTAAACTGATTAAGCATTTCTTTAAGACTTGCCCATGCTATCTCTTTGGCCATCTTAAATGTAGGTGCTATATACCATATTTTCTGATTAGGTTGAGAAGCAAACTTCATCATCTCGGTTATACAGAGATAAGTCTTACCAAATCTTCTTCCTGATATTAATATTCTAAATCTTTTATTTGATAGGCTTACTTGATGCTGAGGTTTTGTTAGACTGATCTTCATAGCAACCAAACTTTATAAATATCTTATGTTTGTTAATTTCTTCTCTCCCAATTTCAATAAATTTCTCATGTGATTTGATATAGCCATCAACCATACAGTCATATCCATCTTTATATAAAATATCAAATTTAATAGATGGTAAGCATTGTATTCCTTGTGTTGTAGCGGCACATATAAACATACTTAATAAGAAATTCATTTCTCATCTTTTTTGTTCTTATAGTATTTTCTGTGTGTTTGAACTTTCCAAGTCCAATGAAATATACTTCTAGATATTTTTCCAATATTATTAATAAACCAATCAATCATAGTAATGCTCAATGTCATAAAATTATGGATATAATAACATATCCTTTGCTTCCTTTTTTAAATCAGTAATTTGATATGCTAATTTCTTATTATCTTCTTTAACTTCTTTTAATTCTCTTTGATGTTTATCATTAATATCAAGAGCAATAGATAATGAATTGTCTAACACTTTAACACGACTTTGTAATGCTTTCATTTCAGGAGAGTTATTTCCTATACCTTTTATGATAGTTAATTCTCCTTCAGCTTCTTGCCTTTTCTTTTTTTCTTCTTTATGAAGTCTTTCAAATTTATTAGTTAAAGATTGATTCATAGATTCTTTATTTTGTGTAATCGCCATATTTATCCCTAATTATTTTATCTTTGAAGTCCATTATTGGCAACTCTCACATTCGTTAGTGTCATCAACTACATATTGAGATTTTGATTCTGTTTCACTATTACAACTACAAGCCTTACAATAACAAACTCCATACATATCTGAATGTTCTTTTAAAGAACAATGACAGATACAATTACAATTTTTACATCTACTCATTCTAATATAAGTTTTTTAATTGATTTCTCGCCCATATAAATCTCTGTTTCTGCTTTTGATTTTATACATTGATATTGCACATTGGCATTATAAACTCTACTTGCAATTCTTTTTCCTTTAAGACAGTCACTCATTGAGGGTTGTATTCTATGTTCTTTAATTTCATTATTAACTAGCATTAATAAGGCTATGACTACTTCAGTCATTAGTACCATTACTTCTTACTTTGTCTTTAAGAACTTCTATTACTCCTAAAATTTTATCTACATCTTTTTGTAGTCTTAAAATATTTACTGCGTTATGTCTTGATTCTTTAATTTCTAATTGTATGTATTCAACATCTCCTAATAAACTTTCAATTAATAAAAATTGTTCAGAGTCGGCTGGAAGCGATCCTAATTCTCCACGAGGCCATTTGATAGAAAATTCTACAGCACTTTCTAAATCTTTTTGAATTAAAGTATTATCTGTTTCTAATTTATTAATTCTTTCTATTACTCCAAAGTATGCCCACACTCCAACAGCTACGGAACAGACTATTCCTATTAAGTTTTTAAGTGGCATATCCACAGATGTATTTGAATTAACTTTCATTACACTTCTTCTTTCCCCATTTCCAAGTTTGAGTTATAGATTTCTTTTCTTGTAACTTATCGTTTTTAGAATCTGTTTCAGTTACTCCAATTTCTATACTTGTCTTATCAGGACAGACAGCAGTATTAAGAATATTAGCCTTACAACCAGCTAAAGATAGGGAGATTAAAAGCACAATTAAATATTTCATTATTCATTCTCCACCTTTTTCTTCTTTTTCTTATTTTTCTTAGTAAGTTTCTTAATATTTCTCTTAATAATATTAGTGTTCTTTTTAAGCTGTTCAGATAGAAATATTTGTCCTTGTTGAAGTTTAAAAACTTCTTCTTTCATAGTCCAAGTTTCTTTTAAATTCCAACCGACTAACGTGATTAGAGCTACTAAAGCTAAACCTACGATTTTATCTTTTAAATCCATAATATTTTACTTATCATAAAAGTTTATTAATTACGAATTATAATTGATTAGGGTCTTGAATACACATACTTCCTTGATAAGTTCCTGTACCATCATTAAGATACCAACCATTTTGCATAACATTATCAAACTCTTTATAAGTTGATATGGCTTCTCTATGGTCATCAGCAAATAATAAACATTCGTGAACTTCCATTTGTCTTGCTAAAACATAACTTTCTTTTAATAGAGTTCCATCAAATAATAAGATTAATATAATAAGTGTTTTGCACATTATAATAATGTAGATTCTATTCTTTGTTTAGCAAACTTAAAATAATCTTTATCAATTTCAATTCCAATAAAATCTAAATTCATTTGTTTGGCAACTAATCCTGTTGTTCCTGTTCCTAAAAATGGGTCAAGTATTGTGCCATCTTTTAAACCAGATACTTTAATACATTTTCCAACTAATTTTTCAGGATATATAGCTGGGTGTTTTTTATCTCCAGCTATTTCTTTTGTAATTTGTTTTGTAGCTTTACTTTTATAAGTTATATGCCAACAATTAGTTGTTGGTCGCCAATTCTTACCACTTCTTTTAAGATTTCTTTCTGCATTATTGTAATCTGTATTATATGGAACTCCACTAGACTCTAAATCTACTTCAGTATTACCTTCTTTTGTAAAATGAAATAAATGTTCCCAGCCATTTTGCAAATATCTTTTACTAGGAGTGGGTGTTGAATATCCTCTAACATATCCATCAATCTCTATTGCTTTACACCAGATAATATTATTCTGTAATTTCCAATTAATATTTTCTGCTACTTTATAAGAAGTAAAAGGATCAATTTTACCTGATGCTATATTTATAAATAAATGACCATTATCTTTTAAGACTCTACAACACTCATTAAATATTTTAGAAAGCCAATTTACATAATCATTTCTACTGTCTTTGTAATTATTATAATTCATGCCAATATTATAAGGTGGACTTGTTATAATTAAATCAACACTATTTTCTGGTATTGTAGGTAATACCTTTAAACAATCATCATTGAATAATTGCATTATCTTTGAAAGAATCTTTTTCTCCACTTATTACAAGTGAAAGTATCTTTGACTCCTTGTGATTTCCAAACACCACAATAGCTTCTGCGATTCGAGTACATAGAGCAATTTCCACAGGCTTCTTTGTTTTTTGAAAATCTAAAATCTTGTGGCATTTGATATGGAATAAACTCTCCACTAGGATAGAAATTACTTCTTTTTTTGTCCATTAATCATCTCTACTATTTTGTTTAATTTTCTTAAAGCTATATCCCTTTGAATCTTAACTTGCTCTAGTTCTTCTGTTAGCTTCTCGTTCTTTAATCTTAATTTGAGATTAATATTCTCCCCTATCTTTTGTATTATTTCCATAATTATCTCCTTATAGTGTTGATTTAATTTAATTTAAAGTCATTAACATATAGATTGATAAAAGAACAAAAAACCCTAAACAGCTAAAGATAATAATAAATATATTATCCACGACCTTGCCCTTTGTATTTTTTATAGCTTTTTCTTTTTGATTTATTCATTGATGAAGTTTTGACTCTCCCACCACCAATAGAAGTTCTTTTATGTTTCTTTTCATAGACAATAATAGTTCCGTATATATTACCTTTTTTTGCTGCCATTCAAGTCTTGTATTTCTTCAGCTTTAGCTTCTATGATTAATGGTAAAGGTTCAACAATAGTTTCTTGAACTGTACGATCCTTCATTCCAAGATAGTTTTTAGATAACCAGATCATCATATTTGGATTGCCTTTTAAAGCACTAGCCCACATTCGCTTTCTTAAACTCGCTTTTCCAATGTTTTTATTATCATCTACTAAATCGGAGAATCTTCTTTGTAATGTTCTAGCAGATATTCCTACAACAGAACCTATTTCTTCTTGTGTACAACCTATTTGACTTAAATTTGCTATTACTTTCTCATCTACCTTTTTATTAGGTCTGCCCATAGATTTTGTTTTAATTGTGTCTTTTGTCTTATTTATGTCGCTTTTCATTTGCCCAATTTATACCTCATTTCCCCAAGAATCCCAACCCTCTACTTTTTGTCTAGCAAACAATTCAATTCTAGGTAAATCTCCACATAATTCTACAATCTTATTTCTGACACAATCTGGTTTCTTACTATGTTCTTGTAATTTACTAATAATTAATTGTCTAACAGATTTAGATATTCTTTTTGGTTTTCCTTTAGTTGCTAATAAACACATTTCAGGATTTGATCTTGTATAATAACCCATTCCTGTAAAATAGTTATCTGATTTTTTGTTTTTTTTAACCCAAGTGAAAGCTACTGTTTTATATTTGAATCCCCAAGACTCAATAACTTTAATAGCTTCTGGTAGCATTGGATCAATAACCCAAATAAATAACATACAATCATCATCACAAATTGAGTTAATAGGTAAATTACAAATATCATCAATAGACATACAATGATAATGCTGTATAGCAGATCGTTTTTCGCCTTTATTAGAATATGTTTTAAAATACCAAGCTGGGTCTGCATAAATAATATTATACTTCTTTTTAGGGAATGGTATCATTAATGTTTAATATTATGATCTGATTGTATAATTGCTCGTAAAAATTCAATTTGTTGTTTTAATTGTCTATTTTCAATGCTTAAAGCAATTATCCTCTTTCTACAATATTTAAAAATTCGCAGTATTGCTTTCATTTAGTATTCCTTTATAGGCTCATCTTTCCATTTATGTTTTAAATATTTTTTTGAGCCTTTTCTTAACATATCATAATGTCCTTCTTCTCCTATTTTTTCATAACCTTCCTTGCTAGACTTTTTTGATATAGTATTTAGTATTTGTTTATTAGTCTTGTTTACTTTTAGTGCTTGTTGCGATAGGTGGTCGTGAGGTGGTTGCTCCGATTCCACATACTGAAATTTGTCATAGTTTATAACATTAATAATCGTTACTTTTCGGCTAGGGTGGTTAGAGGTGGGCTGTAGCTGGTGTGTCCTAGTGGTAATCATCTTCCTACGCACTAGCCGTAGTATATAAGTTCTCATTTCAGAATATGACATACCAAATCTTTTAGCTGTAACTCTTAAAGGCATTATTAATTCCCCACGTTTAACAAAAATAGGATTATCTAAAAATCTTAATGTCTTATCTTGGTGTGAAGCTGAACTTATCATATATATCCAACAACTCGCTTGTAGTAAGTTTTTAAATACAGGGTGTTGCCAAATGTTACGATAACATATAAAATACCCAGATTTTCTAGTAGCCATTATTTCTCTCCTTTATTGTTAAAAAAATTATTTGCTTGTTCTATGTTCTCAACTTCTTTTAAAGTTTTTTGTAACATTTCTTGTTCAGTTCCATACATAGATTCAAACTCTTGCTTACAGTTATGAATACTGAATTGTCCTTGATGATGTTCTCTACAAAGTGGAATTGTATGATAGTGAGATGACCTTAAACCTATGCCTACAAGACCGATAGATCGTATGTGATGCACATTAGCTGGTCTTTGACATACAAGACACCCTAAACTAGCAACCTTGCTTAAATGTTCTCTCTCGGCTTTAGTTGCTACTTTTTTTGCCATAACACACAATCTCTATTATATTTGGATTTAACTCTTTTGCCACTATCAACTAATTTATCTTCTAATTGTAATTCTCTTATTCTAGCACAAATTGATGATAAAGGTTGTTCTAGCATTTCTGCGATTTGATGATTTGCGTAATTACCATTATTAAATAATTGTAATACTTCGTCTTTTAGTGTGATCTTATTTTTTTTATTTTCCCAAGCTGATTTGCTTGTATCAGAACTTCTTTGATAGGCCTTGTATTCAACTAACATATCTAATTGTTTCATATCCAACTTTCATAATGCTGGGCAGTAGAGAGAGAAAACTACCCAGCTTATATTTAAGATATGAAGTTAAATACTTATTGTCTTGCGACTCTCTCGTTATACATATTTTTTTTTTAATTTCATATCTTTAATTGATTCGTTTTTTATATGAAT